CGAATCATGTCACCAATCAAAGCCCCAGTATCCATTACACGCCCTCCCTCTGCTCGTATTCAGCCCGGCCCGGCCATTTCAAATACTCCTTGAACGTGCATTGATAAGCCTCGCGAAACTCGCGGAAAGCCTGCCACCGCCGCTTGGCCTTCGATACCTTGGGCGGCCTTGGCGAATCCCTGCGCACGGCCTCATAGCCTGCCTGTGTCACAAAGTAGTTCACCATGTCTCCAATAAAGCCGGGCTGCCGCGTCGGCCTAGCCATCAGGCCACCGGCCACCAACTGTTCGCACTTCACTCCATCGGGCGAGGTCGGGCTTGTGACAAAGCGATTGCGGTAACAGCCTGGAAACTCGTCATCGTGACACCCCTGATAATTCTCGGGTGGTTGGCCGTACAGATCCAGCCCAAGGGAATGCTGGAGAATGTGGAGTAAGTCGGAGTCCATAACACAAAAGGGCCGCCCCCAGAGCCTCGCGGGAGTGGAAATGCCTGCATACTGGCAAATCCCGCTTAGATGGGGGCGATTTAACGATTGGGTCATGTACTGTATGCACACCGGTTCCACACGGGACCACCAGCCCGACAAGGCCAGCGGCAGGCCAAGCCTACGCCAAGCCCGGCCCGGCGTCAAGGCTGGGCTCGCCTATTCTGCATTCTGCGGTATAGAGGTAATCCAGCGATTGAAAGCGCGGCAGAGCTTCGCAGGGCTTGGAAAAAGCGGTATCCACGCTCAAAACGCGGTTGTTGGGCACGGCGGCAAACCAGCCCGCTTCAATCTGCAAAACGTGAAGCTGTTTATGCTGCTCAAAGTCATCTGCCAAGGCGTTACCGGCGAAGTCGAGGGTGAACAGGTAGCGGGCGGGCAGGCGTTCGGGGTGGCCTTCGATTCCACGCACATTCAAAAGCTGGGCATTGCCCCGCCGCCACAAGGCGAACTCATGGACGGCAAACGTGGCCGAGAACGTGTCCCACGGCTGGATTAGCTCGGCGTCTGGCACCTGGCAAGGCTTCCAGCACAAAGCCTGGATCGGCAGGCAAAACATGGCCCCTGCCATCTTGGGCTCATCAAACCTTACCTGAAATTGAAGGCTTGCCGCTTCCTGGCAACGGACCCCGAGAATGTGGGCGCGGAGGTATTGTCCTTGGTGGCGTTGGTGGTTCTGAGTAAACTCGGCGCGGACAAGACACCGGATGACTTGTGGAGTGTCGGAGAGAATGAAAGGCATAGCGTTGAGCTTCGTTAGTCATGGTTTGCGGATTTGGCTGCCTCGTAGGCGGCGAGGGCTTGCTCAGACCATTCCCAGATGTCATCGACACAGCCTTTAGCGTTGTCGTCTGCGTGCGTTTCGATGCTTTTATCCATTGCGCGATTTTTGCAATCTGTTAGCGCCACTGCCAGCCCCTCCGCCAAAGCCTGCCACTTGGCTAGCTCCACCGCCTGCTGCTGGATCGTCTGCACATCTCTGGCGGCTGCGTGAAGGTGCGACTTACGGGCCTCTTCGAGCCGGGCCAGTAGCTCGGCCTGGGCGGCTTGGCTGGCGGTCAGGCTGGCCTCCAATGAGTCCAAGCGGTCATGGTGCAGGTCGCTTACCCGTTCAAGGTTTTGTAGGTGCGTGAGGGAGTCAATGAAACCATCCGAATAGTTACGGTTGATCCATTGGAAGACGGTGAAGAGTTTGGCTTGACTGGCAGCTAGCTCGCGTTCGAGTTGGCCCGCAAACTCCCACCAAGGGACTCCGACAGTACGTTTAAATTTGTTTGTGCGTGGGGTGTCGCTCATGGGTGTTTAGGAGTTGAGTGCTTTGGTGCGTTTAGGCTGGCGCTTGGCCGCCTTCTTTTCGGCTGCCGTCATCGGCCCCACGGCCTCGGCAAGCTGGGCCATCCACTCGGGGGTGAGGCAGTAATCCAAGTGAAGAAAATTGCCAAGGCGGCTATCAGGCCAGCCAAGGCGGCGGCGAAGCGTGCCCCGGTCGAGCTTGTGGCGGGCCATCTTGCCCTTGATGTGCCCTGCAAAGGCCCGGACGGCGGCTAGGCGGTTCAGGCGGGCCGTGGCCTCGGCCTGTTTGGCGGCGGTGATGGCGGAGATGAGGTCGGCGGCGGTTGTCATGGTGTCTGGGTGTCGGTTATCATTTGGTGGGCCTGCCACGGGACAGGAAAGTTTGGTGGGCGGATGACGCCCCGGTACTCAGGCTGGAGCCAGCCAAGCCTATAGGCCGCATCCGGCGAGGCGTGGCATCCTTCATGGCAGGTGTGGCAAAGCAAGATCACTCGAAACAAGTTCTCCCGCCCCCTGCCCCATGGATGGTGAGGCTCAAGGCCAGCCTTGGCCCCGCACTTGGCGCAAGCCCATTTACCTTGCCAGTTAAGCAGCATTTCGTTGTAGCGCGCCAGCCTATCGGCCTGCTTGGCGCTTGCCGGGGCCAGCCGGGCTTTGCGTTTAAGGTAGTTTCGCTTCATGGCCGTTGTGTTTGATCTCCGCCGCCTTAGCCTTGGCTGTGCAGCCCTTGGCCGGGCAGGGCTTCAAAAGGCCTGTGCCCGAGTTGGCGAGCCGCTGGCCTCGGCCTAAGCAGGCCGGGCAGGTTTTCAATGGGAGGGCGGTCATGGCGTGACGGGGATAATGTAGGTTATGAACCAAAGGGAACCAGTGCGCCCCTTATTGGCTCCAAAGTGAGGGGCTGGAGCGTTGTCGTAGATGCCTTTGACAAACAAGCGGCAAGGAATGCGGTGGCCCTTTGGAAGCGGGAACTCGTCGGCGTAAAGCATCCGCCAGCCTGTGGGAACAAGCGACTCATCCGCGTTTCTTGGGTTGTGATAGGCGCGAAGCCGGTATGGGTGGGGCGTTGTCATGGTGTCGGGATGTCTGGAATGCAATTATAACGGCAAACTTCTAAACACGCAAACACTATTCCTCCGGCGTGATTGTGATCTCCAATCGCGGGCGGTCCTTGTCTTTGTGCATCTCTGGCCTTTCCGGCCAAAGGTCTTTGTCGTCCAGGATGATTCTGGCATCCTCGAAGCCATCCAGCACGGCCTTGCACCTATCGAGCAAATTGAGCGGATCTGGAAAGCTGAGCGTCGGGAAATACGCCACCACCTTCACGCTGGCCTTCCCCCAGACCGGCGCAGGCTTGCCAGCCAAGGCGGCCTTTGCCAGCAAGCAGGCCGAGGCCCGGCAGGCTTTGACGAGGGCGGCCCGCTGCCTCCAATAAACTCTTCCGTTGTGGGCAAGTTTGGGTGAAGGAATGGGGACAGTTATCGTGATTGAATCCATGGCGTAATGTAAAATAACGCAAAACGGTTTGCAACATAAACAGTATGCGTTATAGTTGGTGTCAACCGCAAAACAAACAGCGGCCAGACATCCTATGATCACACCACTTAGCGCACTGGAGCTTATCCCAGACAACAACGACTTAGAGGCCGTCGAGGTGAGGCTTCTCAAACTGGACCCACAAAAGCCATTTGGCAACGGCACAATCCAAAGCGCGTTCGCGGAAGACGCCGCAGGCCACAAGGCTAGCCTGCGTTTTGTGGATTACGAGCCGTTGACTCAAGATTGGGTAGGTCCGTGGGCTCGCATTTCTGCCACCCGCAACGGCAAGAACGAACTCACTGGCCTTACCGTTGACTCGTATAATGGGAGGAAGCGCATCAATGCGAAAGGGGCCGACCAGCATGGCCGCCCCCGCACCGTGATTGAATGGCTCGAAGGCGTCCCCGCCGCCCCAGCCCAGGCGGCAGCCCAGCCTGCCCGCCAAGGCCCGCCAGCCCACAGGACGGACATCGTGTATGATAACCACCCCCAGCAGCCCGCCCGGCCAGCCATGGGGCCGCCCCCGCGCCAGTCAGGCCCACCGCCCCGCCCCGCCTCGCCCATCCAGCAGGCAATGAGCCAGCCGCCAGCCCAGCCTAGCAGGCCGCCTGTGCCTGCCGGGCCGCATGGCGCAACGGTAGGCATGGCGGTAAAAGAGGCTTTCGTCGCGCTTGTTAAGGGTGTCAGGCCCGAGGCCATCGCCGACGAGGTGCGCAACCGTGTGTTTTGGCAGGATGTCCACCAGGCCGCCTCCGAAATCCTGCATGTCTGCGCGGCTCTGGAGTCTGGCGACATCGCCCCTAGCGTCGTCACCGCCGCCTTGCCAGATTATCCGGCTCTTGAGGCTGAAGCGGCAGAGGAACCTTGGCCCCAAGACTGACCTATGAGCACACCAACACCCGAATGGCTGCGCATCTCCGAAGCGTGCGCCTACTCCCGGCTATCAAAGCCTAAACTGTACACGCTGATGAATCGTGGACTGATTAAAAACTGCTCTCTCAAAGAAGACGGGCAAATAAAAGGCACAAGGCTTGTTAGCGCGGAATCGCTTAAAGCCTTCCTCGAAGCCCACTCAAGCGGGGGAGAACACCTTCAAAAACATGAATGACTTCCACCTCACCCCCACCGCCAGCCCCCGCCCGGCCAAGCCAGCCCGCCGCCAGTCCAGCCTCAGCCAGCTAGCCTTGGCAACGCTGGCCGAGTGCGGGCAGATGACCAAGCCCGAATTGGTGGCCGCCATGGTCGCCCGCCGCAAGGAGGTAGGCAGGCCCGCCCACTCGCCAAACATCTACGCCCGCCTCCGCGCCCTTGTGGCCGCCGGGCAGATCGAGGCCAAGCGCCAAGACTCGGCCACTTGGCTTAGCCTGCCTGGCCACAAGCCCGGCAAGCGGGGCAAAAGGCACGTCTTGCAGGGCCATGCCGTCGTCAGGCGTGGCAAGGCCAAGTTCACGGCCAAGGCCGAGGGCTGCCCGGCTTATTCAGGACCAGCCGTTCTAACCTTCATCAAGCCATGACTCCACCCACCAGTAAAGAATTTGCCGATTTGTTGCGCGCTTGGCGCTCCGATAACGAGTTTAGCCAGCGAGATGCAGCTCAAGTCCTGGGCATTAACAAACGCACGTTGGAGAATTGGGAACAAGAGCGCGCAATGATTCAAGGCTACGGCTTGCAACAACTGCTTCGCAAACTCCACCAGAAACGCACCAAACTGCCACGCCTATGATCCTCAAAGATGAGTCCGCATTCAAAGCATACTACGTCTGTTTTGAGCGCCCCCCAGGAAGCCAAATCTGGACGTTGGCCTATCGTCGTCCTAGCACCGTGTTCATTTCAATGAACCGAAAGGACGCCGCGACTTTCGCCAAACAAGTAACCGAACGCAGGGGCAACTGTTCCCGAGTTCACCGCATTCTACTTCCAGCGGCTACCGACGAGCATCTATATGCTGATATTGACTTCTAACACCACACCACCATGAAAAATACATACATCTCCTCCATCTCCCTCGACTCTTTTGCTGGCCGCTCCCGCGCCCACAACTTCGCCTCCGGCGTCAACCTAGTTATCGGTGCCAACGGTGCCGGGAAGACAACAATCGCCAACGCCTTGTCCTTTGTCCTCTCCGGCAAGGTGCCCGGCCTGCCCAAGACCAACGGCGGCGTCATGGACGCCCTCGGCTCTAGCCTGCGTATGGGGGCCAGCCTCGACATTGGCGGCACCATTTACGACCGCAGCCTCACCCGCTCCGGCAAGTCCGTAAAGGGCGAGTCCAAAAGCCCGGCCCCCGCCGACCTCCTGCCACCCGTCATGCTCGACCTTGAGCCGTTCTTGGCAGCCTCGCCCAAAGTCAGGGCAGGCATGATCTTGGGAGCCTGCGGCGACGACGTGCCAGCCAAGCTCCGCGCCCTCCTGGCCGAGTCAGGGTTGGAAAAGCTCACAGGCACACTCAAAGCCTTTGACGATGTGCAGGAGTGGCTAGCCAGTGTCGAAGACATCGCCAAGGTCACCGCCACCGGCTACACCGCCAGCATGAAGGATATGCGCGGCACCCTGGCAGGCATGGAGATCCTCGACACCTCCGCACCCGCCCCCAGCGGCCCGCCCATCTCCGAACTCCGCGCCAACGTCTCCCGCCTAGAGCGCGAGATCGCCACCCTCACCGGCGAGGCCAACGCCATTGCCGCCCGCCCGGCCCCGGTGCAGCCCCCAGGCGAGCGCCCCAACGGCACGGCGGAGGCATTCGAGGCCCAGCTAGCCGACGTGCAAGCCAAGCTCCGCACCGCCCAGGCCGACCTAGCCCAGGCCCAGGCCGACCGGCAGGCATGGGACCGCTGGCAGGCCGAGCACGGCAGGCTTGAGGCCAAGCTGGCAGAAGCCCAGGCCGCCTATCAGGTCGTGGCGGATGGGTGGGAGCCGGTGGACGAGGCGAAGATTAAGGCTGACATTGACGAGTTGCTGATTCAGTCTGACCGCCTGCAAACCAAGCTCAACGCCGCCAACAACGACGAGCTTACCGGCAAAGGCACTTGCCCTTGTTGCGGAGCTTTGGCAGTGCATTGGAACCGCGAAGCAGCCGAAGAGTCAGACGTTGCAGGATGGGAGGAAGCGATGAAGCAAAATGCCGACCGCCTCCAAACTCTTCACAACCTTATGCGCCAAGCCGCCGCCGTCTCCCGCTCTGCTGACGCCGTGCTCCGTGCCGACAGAGACGTTATGAATCATTACGCGCCCGCCCCAGGCCAAGGCGCAGGCATCACCGAGGCCGACATCCAAGGCCAGCAAGACGCCTTGGCCGACCTCACCGAGTCCGCCGACGCCCTCACTGCCGAGGCCCGCCGGGCACGGGCTTGGGACGCCTATGCTAAAGCCGACGAAGGCCGCCTTGTGGCAAGCCTCCGCGCAGACCGCATTGCCGAGCACGTCACCGAACTCACCGAGCAACTCGACGCCGCCAGTGGTGCCCTCGCCACCGCCGCCGCCAGCCAAGCCGCCCAGGCCCAAGCCGAGGCTAGGCAGGCCACCCGGCGGCAGGCCGAGGAGAGGCTGGCAGGTCTTGAGGCGGATGAGGCAGCCTTCAAAGCCGCCCGGCTGGCTTGGGATGTGGGAGTGAAAGCCATCATGGACCATGCCTTGCGTGGCGTGCTGGATGTGTGCCAGACCTTCACGGCTGGCTTGTTTGCCGCCCCGCTTACCGTGCATGATTTGCAGCTTGGCAGGTATGAATCCAACGTCTGGGTGACTTTTGACAGCTTCTCAGGCAGTGACAAGCGAATTGCCACCGCCGCCATCCAGGCCGCCTTGGCCGCCAATCACCAGGGCTTTAAGCTCGTCATTGTTGACGAGTTCGGTGTGGTTGACCCAGGCCGCAAGCCTGCCGTCTTGGCGAATCTGGCCTCCGCCGTGGAGGCTGGCCTTGTGGATCAAGTGATGGTGTTCGACAACCGCGACATCGACGGCGTGCCGGAAGGAATCAACGAAATCCATCTTGAACAGCAGTCGTAACAGTGTTAATAGTGGGGCGCGCATACTTCAACGCGCAAGACATCCGACACCATGCTTATGCACCCCTCCCCAGAACAAACCGCTGCCATAGCCAGCCCAGCCCCCCGCCTTTTGCTTCGCGCCGGAGCTGGAAGCGGAAAAAGTTTCGTGCTCGTCCACCGTATCGCCGCCGCTATTCAGGCCGGGGCCGACCCAGCCAAAGTCGTCGCCATCAGCTTCACCGTCCAAGCTGGCCGCATCTTGGCCGACCGGCTGGCCGCCCTTGGCATTACCGGCCTCCGCCATGTGGGCACGATCCACGCCTTGGCTTTGGCTGAGGCGCACAAGTTCCCCACCTGGGGCTACAAGCGCCCGCTCATCATAGACGAGGACATGCAGGCCGCACTCATCAAGGCCGAGCTGGCCCGCCTCCGCCTCGACAAGGCCGTGTCTATTCGCGACGTGGCAGCCACACTGGCCGCTGGGCAAGCTACTGACCAAGCGCACGCGCTCAAAAATGGCCGTGGTGGCGTTTATATCTCAACTAATCGAGCCTACGCACCCGCCCGCGCCGTCCGCCGGGCCATGATTGCTGCTGGGCAGGCTTCAATGGATATTCTACTTGGAGAAGCAGTTGCCTACCTTCCTGGATGTCTCGGCGAGTTGGATGCCTTTTACATGGACGAATTTCAAGATTCTGCCGTTGCCGACTACGTTCTTTTGGAAAAAATCGAGTCCAAGTCCAAAACCGTTGTCGGCGACGAAATGCAATCAATCTTTGGATTCCGTGGCTCCTCACCCGACTACTTCCGCCACTTGGCCGCCAGCCATGATTGGCAGCAACGCACGCTTGCCGACAACTACCGGAGCCTCCCCGGCATCGTGGCCGCCGCCAACGCCCTGACAGCCGGGCAGGCTGGGGCTATCACCATGCGCCACATCCGCCCCGACGACTGGACGCCGCCCACAATCGCCAACCACGGCACCGAGGCCGCCGAGTTCGCCCGCATCCGCGAGTGGCTGGCCGCTCACCCTACCGGCTCCTGCGCCATCCTCTGCCGCCACAACGCCCTGGCCGACCGCCTCCGGCTGGCCCTGGCCGACGCCTTGCCGCCCAGCCCGGCCTTGGCGCTTGACCCGGCCATGATCAGGCAGGCCATGGCAGCCATCCAGCACTCTGGCGAGACATGGCACGACCACCACGACGCCTTACCCTACGTCCGCCACTTCACCGAGGCCTGCGGCTCAGCCGAGCCCGAGGCCCTGCTGCCCGCCATGGCCGAGGCCCTGGCCCAAGCGGAGGCACAGGCTAGCTATGACTTTGGCGGCCTTTATATTGGCACGGTTCACGGAGCCAAAGGCCTCGAATGGGACCATGTTCTCATTGCCGGGGCCGAGCAGGCTAGCTGGCCGGAGACTGCCGAGATGTTGCGGCTCTTTTACGTTGCCGTCACAAGGGCACGGGATAGCCTCACCATCACGGCAGCCCGGCGGCGGCCTAGCCTGCATGGCCGGGGCTGGACGGAAAGCGAGATGGCGGGTATTGTGGGGAAACTTTAAGCCGAACAAAGAGCTGAGCCGCTAGCGAGCCTCAGCGAGTCTGTCGGCTCCAGCGGCAGTTCGGCACTTGCCAACCGCCCGCCAACCAGTAAAATACCCCCACAATGAAAACGCTAGCCTACGCTCTCCTGACCTTCGCCCTGCTCCGCCTTTTTGCCGCCCTGCCCGCCCAGGCCCAAGACACCCGCCGCCCCACTGAGGCCATGACCGTGGCGGCCTACGAGTCTGCCGCCATTGCCAAGGCCCGCCAGCGCCCCGACGTTATCCGGCTCAGGTTCGCCCTAGCCAAGTCCGCCACCGATGCCGAGCGCCGGGCCATCTCCGCCAGCCTCTACGCCATTCTTGAGGGCGCGGCAGCCCAGGGCAGGCAGGCAGGCTTGGCCGCCGTGGAGCAGAGGCGGAGGGCGGATGCGGAGCTGCACAAGAAATGGGACGCCGACAAAAAACACGAAGAACTCATTTGGGCTTTGCAGAACCTCCGGCGCTGAGTAGCCTAGCGCCCTCACCTCAGAATCTACCCATGGCCTCCATAAATTCAGTCCACATTCTCGGCAACTTGACCCGCGACCCAGAAGTCCGCTACACTCCCAAAGGTTCCGCCGTCTGCGACATCAGCCTAGCACTCAATCGGGTGTGGTATGACGATCAAAACCAGAAGCACGAGGAATGCGACTTCATTGACGTAACCGTGTTTGGCAAGACCGCCGAAAACTGCGGCAAGTTCCTCGCTAAAGGCCTCCGCCTGCATGTCGAAGGCCGCCTCAAGCAAGAAACTTGGGAGGACAAAGCCACCGGCCAGAAGAAATCCAAAGTCAAAGTCGTGGCTGACAAAGTGACCTTTATTGATTTCCGCGAGGACGGCACCCGCCAAGAAGCCCAGCCCGAGCCCGCTAGACAGCCCGCCCAGCCTCAGCGCCAAGCGCCTACCCAGAGGCCAGCCCAGGCCGCCCCTGCCCGGCAGTTTGCCCAGGGCCAGACTGCCCAGAGGCCTAGCCGGACGATCCAGTATGCCGCGCCTCAACCAGACAACGGCGACGACAGTATTCTATATTGATCGCCGCCAGCCAGCCGCCAAGCACAGGCCGGGCCTTGACGGGCTCGGCCTTGTCGCGTAAGTGGAGATAATGACACCAGACAACGATAAAGACGCCAGCACAGCCCACGACTTCATTCATGCGCTCGTCTTGCCGCTCATCCCCCACGACCCGACCGGCATCGGCATCAAGGTCAACGCCAACGAAATTATCCTGCTAGCCTCCGCCCGTAACATGGGGAGCATCATCGGCAAAGGCGGTGCCATGGTGGCAGCCTTACGCCAGCTCCTGCGCCCGTTCGGCTGGGGCCTTCAGGTTCCGAGCACAGCCCGCCACGACCTCAATACGCCGCCAATCCAGCCTATGCCCGAGGTGCGCGAGCTGGCCGTGGGCTGGCTGGATGCCCGCTACGGGCAAGAGGCCTACAGGCTGGCAGGCGAGGCCGAAGGCAGCCACTGGGAAATCTACGTTCACCCCGACCACTACGACCATGCCGACCACTCCGCACTCGAAACATGGGCCTACAATGCCGCCCGAGCCCAAGGCTCCATCTTCAAAATCAGACTCAAGCCCGGCGGCATCGTCCACGCCTGAGCCGGACACATGGCTGATAGAGCCCGCCGACGCGGTGGGGCGCTACCTCGTCGCCAGCCAAAGCCAAGCAGGCAAGTACATGGTGGACTTGCTCGCCTACAACGGCCACGGCCAATGCGCCTGCCCTCAATGGGGCTACCGCATCGGCCCGGCCCGCGAAAAAGGCGAGCAGCCGCCGGTTCGCTGGTGCAAACACATAGCGGCTGCCCGTGAGGTGATGCTGGACGACGTTATTGCCCGGATGCTGGTGCAGGCGGTGCAGGGCTAGGCTTTTCATCCTCCCACCCCGCAAACAGCGGCTTGGCCTTCGCCATCAGATCTGGATCAGGCATGGCGGCGACCATGTGCCCGACAAAAGTGTGCAAATCCCAGCCCACCCGCGCCAGATGCCGGGCCAGCTTCCCAGCGAGTGCGCTAGGCAGCCAAAGTGGCCGCCACTGGCCCGCCCCGCCCTCGGGCTCAGGCGGCACAAGGCTCGGCGCAGGCGGCACACTCTTGGGTTCGGGCAATTCATCAATCAGCGCGCAAATCAGCCCACTAACGGACGTGCCAAGCTGGGCGGCCAACCCGTCTGCCTTGGCTGCCGTGGTGTCGGGTAGGGTGATGAGCAAGCGAAGCACGGGCACACGCTCGCCAGACTGCGTGACGTAGAGCGCCGAGTTCAGAAACGCCCTTTTCGAGCCTCCGCCCTTCTTGGGCCTGCTCCCCGGCGGCCTGCCACGGGGGCGGCCTGGCTTGGGCTTGTGGGGGCGAGGGTAGGATGCGTCGTCTTGCATTTGGGCCACGACTTCTGGGGGCAGGCTCATAGCGCAAAGACAAGGCGGCAGATCCAGAGCAAGGCCAGCCCGGCCACCGGCACGCCCACGAACAGGCAGGCCAGGAAGGCTAGGCCGTCGTAGAGCGGGCGTTGGCGGAGGTATTCGCGGGCGTAGAGCATGGGGTGGGTGTCGGGGTCTGGGAGAAGGGGATTTTTCATGGGTGCATTTTGAGATTGTAAACGATGAACAGGAATAGGGCCAGCCCCACCAGTAGGCAGGCCAAGTCAAGGCCCAGGGCCGCCAAGCTAGGCCGGGCAGGCTGGCGCAATGCCTCGGGCCATGTGGGGGGAGGGTCGATGGAGGAGAGGGAGCGTTTCATGGTTTGATGATGGGTGGCAGGCTGATAGGCCGCCAGTGGGTAGGCTGGTGAGGTGAGCGCGCCCAGCCAGCCTGCCAGATGTCGTGGCCGTCCGACCACTCAACGTCACCGAACTCGTCCGCGTCCTCCTCCGTAGGCAGCCCAGCCGCCACCGGCTGCCAGTCAAGGCGCGCCAGCCGGGCAAGCTCGGCCTTGAGGCTGGAGACGGGCACCAAAGCCGCATGTGTGCGAGGATATTTCACGCCACCACCTCCCCAAAGCAGAGTTCCGCCTGCACCACAGGCTTGGCATGCCTCATGGCCCGGATGGCCTCGGCCAGCTCAGCCATACGGCACCGGGCCGCCCCGATAGCCAAGACTTCAGTATCCGTGATTTGCGCCCACCGCCGGGCAGCTTGGCAGGCCTCGGCTTGGCTGGGGGCCTGATAGGCCGTTTCGATTCGCTCCATGGGGTTAGATCGGTGCTCCACAACGCGGAAGTCTCGCGGCCCGAACTGCCGGGCCTCGAAGCCAAGCAGGCCGTTGGCCCGCACAAAGCCAGCCACGCGGGCTGGGGAGATCATATCAAATATTGCTGTCATAGTCGGATGTAGTTTGAGGGTTTAATGGTTAGGCGAGAAGGTCGATCTTCATTTTGGATGCCGCATACCCCAAAAGGGTGTTGGTAACTCGAAGAATCTGAAACTTGCCATCGTGGGTAGCCGTGCCTTGCGGTGCCTTGTGTCCGCCCGTGTAGTCTTCACGGATGAGCGACCCATCATCTAAAAGCATTTGCAGGCCGCGCACGTTATTTGTGCCGCATTGCTGCCACCCTGTTGTGCAACTGCCAGAGAGCCAAGAGAAGGCATCCCCTTTGCGTTTTAGGTTGTTAGAGCAGGCACAGATGGTTTGAAGAGCGATGGTTTCAGCCTCGCAATTTTGCCATTTGCTGCCCATGAGTTCGTAGCCAGTTTTGATTGCTGCCGCGATGGTTTCGAGATGTTTCATAATCGGATGTCTTTAGTTTGAAGAGTGCAGCAGGCAAACGCGCCCGCTGACGCCTCTATAAACGCACACGAATTAAAATATATCAACGAATATTTTCACGAAGATCACTTTTCCCCTGCGTAAATGGGCATTAACTACAAACAATACATGAAATCCGACACAAAGTCCAAGCCTGCCGCCAAGAAAGCCAAGGCCAAACGCCGCCCAGCCTCGCCTAGCAGACCAGCCCAAGCCGAGATCATGCCCAGGCGGCAGGCATGGGCCACGCCCGCCGAGAAGGCCCAGTACTGCGCCTTGAGGGCAACAGGCACGCCCGCCGCCGAGGCCTACCGCATGGTCAGGCCAGAGACGACCCGCGACGGCTGCGCCAGCCAAGGCACCCGCTGGGATGCCGACATGGCCGCCGAGATCGCCGCCCTCAAAGAAGCCGCCAGCCAGGCAGCCGGGCAGGCGCATGGCGTGACCGTGGCTTGGCTGGTGGGCAACATGAAGGAGATGTTTGAGACTCCGCTCGCCAAGATCGACGCGGAATCGAGGTTCTGTAAGAAGTACAAGATCACGGAAACCATGACAGATGCAGGCCCGAAAACGACCATCGAAGTCGAAAAGCCCTGTCCCCTCGCCACGCTCCAGGCCATCGCCAAGCAGACCGGGCTGGAGGCCAAGCCAGCCCAGGCAGGGCAGGAGCCGGGCGCAGGCACGCCTACGGTGCGCGACCTTATGGCGGCTTTGGTCCGGCCCGGCTCACCCATTGCCCGGCGGCTGGAGGCTGGCAGGCTGGCTGAGTGATACTTTTATGGCGTAGAAGTGCCAGAAAATCGGCTTTAGCTAAAAAGTAGCGTATTAAAGTGACAAGTGGTTGATGTTTTGACGGTCAAGGGTTATATTTGGCCCGCCATGAGCACCAAACCAGACACCCGACAAATCCCCGACGACATCATCCAAGCCGCTATGAACAAGGCTTGTGCAAATGTGGCAGCAACACACGATATTTATCTCAACGCACTCGACCTTAAGCCAGGTAATGACTATTGGGAGGACGAGGCCCCAGCCCGCCTAGCCTTGGCCCGCGCCCTGCTCGCCCGCCTGCCAGAGCCCACTAAAACAAGCCCGCCTGCTCCACTCGGAAATGCAAAAGCTCACGCCGAATTTCAAGCAGAACTTGAATCCGTTTGGAATGGTGACTCATGGACTCCCAAAGTGGGCGACGTGGTGCGGCTCACGTCGGGCGGGGACGCATTGACGGTGACGGAATACGACGCCGAAAAAAACCAATGGCGCTGTGTTGGACTGACTGGCGGATGCCCTTGCTACGTGTGCGTTCCAGCCGCCTGCCTCACCCCAGCCAAGGAGGCCCAGCCATGAGCCAGCACAAAGGCAAGAAAGGCAGCCCTTGGCAGGCTCCGGCGGGCACGGATCCGGCTAGGCCAGCCCTGCACATCGCTAAAGAGTGTGGTGTTGCCGTTACCACCGTGCTAAAATGGATGCGCGGCAAAGGCCTGCCAGTCAGGCCTCGGGGCACGCCGCCGGGCACTCATTGGGAGTGGAAAAATAAGCTCGACGCATCAACCTTGGACTGGCGATTGCAAGACACCGCCCTTGGCAAGGCCCACGGCGTCTGCCGTGAGCGCATTCGCCAACTACGCAAGGCCGCCGGGCTGCCTGCCAGTGGCTCGCCTGAGTGGCTGGCGGCTGGGGGCGTGGTGACTAATCCGCAGTACCTTGGAAGGAGGGAAGTAAAGCCGTGAGCACGGCGGACAGGCCATTCAATCCAGAAGCAGAAGCAGACACCTACAAGGGCCGTGCCTTCTGGCTATCTCAGCTAGGCTTTGCCAGTTATGCCGAGTATTTAGCCTCGCCACTCTGGCAGGCTGTCAGAGCCAAGGTTATGCGCAAATCAAAGGGTCGTTGCTGTTGCTGTCGTGGATGGGCTACGCAGGTTCATCATAGCCGCTACCACAAAAACGATCTTACCGGGAAGAATACCAAATTCCTGCACGCCGTTTGCGACACTTGCCACCACTCCGCCGAGTTCACATGGCGCTCAGGCAAGAAAACTGATGTGAGGCAGGCTAATAGCAGGCTGGCCTTCATGGCTGCAAAGCGCGATGATGGCATGGGAATCATGGAGAAGGCAAAGAGCACGCACGAACAACTCAATACCGAGTTTGACGCTATCTTTCGATAGCCAAGCCCAGCCAAGAAAGGCCAGCCAGCCCTTGCCAGCCGGGCCAATCTGGGCTAGGCTTGGGCCGCTAACCGATCCCCACTATGAAAACCCGCGTCACCCTTCGCTCCATTCTCGGCTTCCACGCCGCCTTCTTCGCCATCGCCCTCTGTCTGCCCTCCTGCCAGTCAGGCGGCCAGATTGACGAGGCACGCCTTGCCCGCATCGGCGACGTGGCCCTGGCCTACGCCGAGCGCACCGGCAAGATCAGCCCCGAAGACGCCGCCCTGGCTAGGGAGGCTGGCACGCTCGTCCTGACGCCCAGCCCGGCCCCGGTGGCTGAGACGGCTACGAAGTAACACACTCTCCACGGTGCCCGCTCTTTTTGTGTTTCTGAGCAGGCAGGCCAGCCAAGACGGCGGCCAGGACCAGCCAGCCTTGTCCGCCGGAGGTAGCAAGGGCTTCGCATGTGCCCTCACTCACTGCCGAGATCCACGGCAGCGCCGCCGACAAAGGCTAGCCTGGATCACAAGCCCGCCCAGCCTAACCCGACTGGCGCGGGCTTTTTGTTGCCAAGACGGGCAGGCTGGTCTAGGCTAGGCCGAACCTGTGAAAGCCAGTATTGGTCGTAGTAGGTGATTATTTCCACCACTATGCCCGACACACCAGACACCCAGCCCGCCGAAGAGTTCCACCCCCTGCCCCCAGAAACGCCCCTGCTCGAAGTCCTGGCCTACATGGCCCGCCAGTGCCGGGCCAAGCACGGCAAGCCTGCCGCCTTCATGGCGATTCCCCGCAAGCTCGCGCTTCCTTTGGCTGGCGAAAGGGCCGAGGCCAAGCTGACCATCGTAGAGGACGACTTCGCCCGCGCCTGCCTTGACGGACGGATTCCAGCCCTGCTTATGGCCGTGCCCGTTGAGCCCGACGGCCCGGCTATTCCCGTGATCGCCATCGACATACCCTCGCCCCTGGCCGCCGCCTGGACTCGGCCCCTGCCACGCTACGCCGCCAACGAGGGCTTTGAGGAGCACCCCGTCTATGCCGCCTGCCCGTTCTCCCGCCTGCTCTGGGACAAGGGCGAGGGCGCACGCATTCCCCAGCTCACCCGCCGAATCCTGGCCTTTTGCCACGAACACGCCAAGCGTCACCCGGCCCCCGTATTCCAGGCCGTCATGGGCCAGCACGACCGAGCCCGCCCACTCGTTATGGCCGCCCAGTCAGAGCCGGAGGCCCTGCCAAACGACCCAGCCTTGGCCTGGGCCACCATCGAGGCCGGGCTGGAGGAGCACGCCGGGCTCATTCAGGCCGAGCTAGCCAAGAAAGGCGTGTACGGCATGGAGTTCGACGGCCAGCTTGCGCCCGAGATCGTGGGCAAGTTCCAGGCGGCCTTTGCCGAGCACTTCGCCGCCTTGGCCGAGTATGGGCCGCATCCATACAAGCCGGGCTTCTTTGTCTTGGCCGCCACGCCGATGGGGCTTGAAACGGGCGCGTGAACGCTTTACTTTTTAACCCCATGACATCCGACCCCATCACCCCGCCCGTGCCAGAGCCCGCCAAGCCAGCCATCCCGCCCCCACCGCCCGGCTGGGCCATCGTGCCCGCCGATGACGCCCGACTGGACTGCCTGCCTGCTAAGCCTGTGCTTTGCCAAGATGGGCATTGGATACCCGCATACGGAGACAAAGGCGGTGTTGTGCCCAATATCGACAGGATCAGATGGGCCTACGCCCTGCCCATCGAGCCGCCAGCCAGCCAGCCAGATCAGGCCGCCAAGCCGCCGCTAGGCAGGCAAGAGGGCGGCAGCCACTACGCCACGCTGGCAATTCAGCCAGTTGAGTTCATCACCGCCAACAAGCTCACTTTCCTAGAGGGCTGCGTCATCAAGCGCCTATGCCGCCACAGAGCCAAAGGTGGGGCCGAAGACATCCGCAAAGCCATCCATGAGCTTGAATTGATTCTCGCTCTCGAATACGCCTAATGCTCGCCCGCCCGCCAAGCCCTGAGCCTGCCTGCCCAGCCGGGCCAGACCTCGCCGGGCTGGGGGCTGGCCTGGGGCTGGATGAGGCGGTGGTGTTTGCTAACTTTGGTGATCCGTTCTGGCGGCTGACTTGTGGCGGTATTTACAAAATCCGTTCGGAGGACGGCGAGCCCATCGACTTCCATCCTACTCCGCAGCAGTTGGTGGTGTTGGAGGAAATCTACATCCATGGCAGCCGCACACTGGTAATCCCAAAGGCCCGCCAAGTTCGCATGAGTACGATCATTGCTTTGATCGTTCTCGACACCCTCCTTTTTGGTTCATCGGTGCAGTGCTCCCTGTGCGACATCGACATCCCAAACGCTGACCGCAAGCTAGACGAAAAGGTGTTCTTTGCCTTCGAGCGCCTGCCAGAAGCCCTGAAAGGAGCCTGGACGCCCATCAAGAAAAGCCTCTCGCCCGGCATCTTCACTATCCAGCACGGCGACGATCCAACCAGCAAAAGCACCTTCTACGCAGGCCAAAAGGCCCGAGGCGGCACAAACCAGATCCTCTGGATGTCAGAATGGGCCGAGCTGGCCGCCAAGCACCCGGCCATGTCAGGCGAGTACCTGCGAGGCGCTTGGCCTGCCGCTGCCGAGGGTATTCGTATCGTGGAAAGTACATGGTTCGGTGGAAAAAGCGGTGACGTGTGGGGCATCGCCAAGAAAGGCCTCGACCCGCACACCGGCCTGCCCTTGGCACGCGAGAAATGCACGCCCCGCACGCCCCGCGTTCTATTCTTCCCCTGGTATGTCATCGCCGCCCGCCGCCTGCCATGTGCCGAGCCTAACCTGATCCGGCCAGAGGTCCGGGCCTACTTTGCCAAGGCTCTCGAAGGCGCAGAGGATACGCTGGATGACGACCAAATGTATTGGTATCAGGAGGAGGCCTTGGACATCTATCACCATGAGGCACAGTTCATCTACCCGACAAACATACATGAGTGTTGGAACGCCAACATTGAGGGCTCAATCTGGGGGGCCGCCCTTGGCATGGCAAAGGCCGCCGGGCGCGTGGGAGAGGTGGCCTATAGGCCGGACTTGGAGGTGGATACGTTCTGGGATCTTGGAGCGCCCGAGAACTCGCCTTGCCTCTACGTTCAGCACGACCACGAACAGCGCCGATTCATCGACCTGGACGCCGAGATTGAAGGCGGCGAAGTGGCCGACCGCGTGCGCCTGCTCAAGGAGAAGGGCTACCGCTACGGCACCCACTACCTGCCACACGACGCCGGGCAAAGGCAGAAGAACGGCAAGACCTACTTTGCAGAGTTCGAGGCCGAGCTAAAGGCCCAAGGCGTATCTGGCCGCGTGGTGCAGCTCAAGCAGACAGGCAACAAATGGCTGGGCATCAACCATTTTACTGGCCTGCTCAAGAAATCCGTCTGGATTGACGACAAGAAATGCGCCTTCCTGCTCGAATCTATCGCCGCTTACCGCCGCAAGCCTGACAAGACCAAAGAGAACAAGTTTCTGGATGACATCGTTTCCGATTGGGCGGCCCATTGCTCAGATTGCGCTAGGTATGTTTCGGAGGCGTTTATGGAAGGACATTTACCACACACAAGCAACGGCATCATGGCTAATCTATACTTCGACCCCACCCGCCTCCAGTCCGCCACAGCCAGCCTGCCCGAGCACCCGCCCACCCTCATGGCCTTGGACCGGGCAGGCACGACCTGGGCGCATGTGGCAGCCCGGCACGATGCAGGCGGCTGGCTAAGAGTGTGGGAGACGCCATTGCAAGGCCCCCGTTACATCGTGGCCGTCATCAACGGAGCCTTGGCCGTCTGGCGGGCGGCAGGCTGGGACAGGCAGGCCAGCGCCGAGAGGCCAGCCCGGCTGGTGGCCGCCTGCGTGGATGAGGCGGGCATCAATCAGGACAAGCTCTTGTCGTGGGCAAGTATGGCCTCGACCTACTACGGCATGGTGCCAGTCGTGGCCGATGTCGTGAGCTTGCCAGGAGCCGTGGAGAGGTTACGCGAGCAGGGCGTGGGCGTGGCAGCCCGGCAGCAAAGCCTAGCCGAGCGGCGAGTGGGGCAGGCCACGGCCATCAGAAAGCCAGGGCATGAGTTCGGGGCCGAGGAACGGGCACAGGCCTACGCAGTGTTGCAGGAGCTTTGGCGCGATGGAGCCGTTGAGATGTGGTGCCCGACCGTGCTCCGGCAGATGGGCGGCATTACCGCCACCGAGCAAGGCGGCTTTGAGGTTCTGTCAGGCTACGCTCAGCACTGGCTCGACGTGGCCGCCCTTGGCGTCTGGACCCTCGGCCTAGCCGCCCCAGCCATGCAGGCGGGCAGGCTGGCCCAGGAGCACAGCGGGGGAGGGTATCGAGGGGACGAAAATACGGGCTTGCCTTTTGAGAGGCAGAGGCGAAAACTCTTCTAACTCTCACTCTCACCACAATGGCCGATTATACCAGCACCGGATACCAAGCAAACGTCAACCGTGGCAGCTCCGGCGGCGGATCGAAGGTTTTTAACCCTGTTTCAGGCAGGTGGGTGGACTCAGCCAGCCCCGAGGGGAAGCGGTTCTGGGCACAGCTGCAGCAACAGGGGCTCGCCCAACTCAAAGGCCAACTCACCGCCCAGACCAACCTTGCTACCGCCGAGGTCGAGGCCGACGCCCAGGACTACGAAGCCGAACAGAACCGGGCAGCCGGGCAAACTGCCTTCCAGTACGCCCTCAGCCAAGCCGGAAGCAAGAGCCAGCCCGGCGGAGGTATCGCCCGAGGAGGCTCTGGCCGTCGTGGTATGACGCTGAATCAGGCTACAGGAGGCCTTGCCGCCGCCAATGCAGCCGCCCGCAAAAAGGCCCAGATGGGCTTGGCGCAGGCCCGCGTTGCCGCCGATCCAGAAAACCTCCGCCTACAGCAGCAGATTGCCGCTAGCCAAGCCAGCCTTGCTCGCAACCCGGCGGCAGGATCAGCCCGCAAACCAATCTCAGCCCCCAAGATCGGACGCTAATGAAATACGACGCCGAAGGCTACAACTCCAAAGGCCGCCGCCAAATTCTAGGCTACTCACGCCTAGCCCAAGGCGGGGCAGATCAGGCTAGGTCCCGCGCCAACCAGCGCGTTTATGAATCCCAAGAGCACCTTTACGAGGATGGTCGCAGCATTCAGGCCGCCCGGCAGCGCGCCCAGCGTGTTGCTAAAGCCAAGCATGAGGGCACTTTTGAGGAAACCAAGGACACCTACAACGAAGAGGCCGCAGACATGGGCTCCGATGTTGCTATGGATAATGCCGGAACAATTACTCGGAAAAAGCGCGCCGATTACACCGCCCCCACCGCCTACACCCCCAAGAAGCCCGCCCGCTCCACGCCCATGAGCATGGCCCGCCCGGCAGGGCAGAAGGTGGCCGAGACAGTCGCCATGACAGAGCCCGCCGGGCTGCTGGACATGGCCCGGAAGGCCCGCCGCAAAGGAACACTCGTAATCCGCTAATCACACCACAATGGCTACTATTGAAGGCAAATCCTCCGCAGAATGGTTCAAAGACGCTGCCCAACGCCAGAAACGCTCCAACGCCTACGCCAAGTACGAGGAGCCAGCCAAGCCCGAGCCCGCCCGGCAAACGGCAGCCATGCCCAAGCCTGCCAACCATGCCAGCCCGGCGAAGGCTGCCGAGCCTGCTAAAAAGGTAGCGGCAGCTAAGCCAACGCCACGCCCAAAAACGAGCGAGGAGGAGGGCCGCGAGCGCATTGAAGCCGCAAAGAAAATGATCGCCGATTACCGCCCCGAAAAGGTGGAGATCAAAGAAGCGCCAAAAGGCCCAAGCGAAGCCGAGGCCAAGGCCGCCGAATCAGCCCGCCAACGCCGCCTAGACGAGCGGGCAGCCACGCCCGGCCCCGTCGCTATCGCCAGAGGGCTGGGCACTATGGGCGCTGGTGCTGCTACAGGCATCGCTAAAGCCACTAAGGAAGCCCTCAAATCGACAGGCCGCCAGTACAGCGGCTTGGCTAAGTACGCCGGTTCCGAAATGGAGAAAGGTAAGCGCATGTATGCCGGGATTGGCCGATGGCTTGGCGGTGATCCAGATGCCAAAAAGCGCCTACAGGCTGCCAAGTAGGCCATGGCCCGGCTGTTTTGTGAAACGTGCTGGACGCGCTGGGGCCGCGAGCTTTGGGCGGGTTCGTGTATTTGCTCTGGGGAGGTATTGACATCGACTCCCCGAAAGGCTAATTCTGGAGAATGCCCGGCCTCCAAGACCTCCTTCGCAATCCTCGCCGCCTCCGCCAGTTCGCCGAAACGCCAGGAAACGCCCTCGCCGCCCTCGACTACGCCAGCCAGGCCCGATTGGGGCGCAGGCCCGCTAGTCGCGCCAGCCAAGCCAAAGAGGACGAGCCGAACACACTAGAAACGGGCGAAGTCATTGAGCAGGTTCAGTTGCCCGACGGCAGCCTTGTGAAGCCAGCCACGGAGTCGGGCCGTCTAGTGAAGGCCCCCGGCAAGTCAAACCTTTATCTCGACCCGACCACGGGCGAGCCCTACAACGCCGACCCCACCCAGCCAACTGGGCTACGTTCCGCGTGGAACAATGCCCGGCAGGTCACAAAAGACGGCAAGGTGTTTAAAACCATCTCTGGCGTAGGCGAGCGCGAGCTAGGCCCCGACCCGAAGGCAGCCGAAGACGCCGCCAAGGCAGAGGCCAAGCGGGCAGCCGAGGACAAGCGGCAGGCTTTCGCTCGCGAACAACGCAAGTATCTGCGTGATGCAATTACAGGCGAGCCCGTGCCACTCCAGACAGATGAGGAATGGGCAGCCGCCAAGCAGGCCAAGCAGGCGAAGTTGGATGAGGGCGCGCGGGTGAAGCGGCTCAAAGATCAGGCCGACGTGATCGACCTCGAAGCCGACCGTATCAGCCTCACCGCCCCCAAACCCGCTAAAGAAGACGAGGAGGCATTCAACGCCGCCGAGTCCGCCCTGAGTCAGTTCGCCGCCGGGCAGGACATGGAAAAAGCAGCCGCCAAGTATGCCGCCGCGCCCGCCACCGACGAGGCTAGCCAGCAGGCCAAGGCTGCCGCCGAAAACTACCTTGCCTACAAGGATAAAGTGAAGCCTGCCAAAGAGGCTGAAAAGAAGGTGCAGGAACTCAAGCTCCGCGCCCTCGACATCAAAGAGCAGATCATCAACCCGCAAAAGTGGAAGGCAGGCAAGACCGCCAGCCTAGCCGCCCTGCCAGACGACGACCTAGTGGCCGAAGTGAAGGCGCAGGCCGACATCATCAACGAGCAGGAAGAACAGGCCGTTGGCACCCTCGACACCATCACTAAAGGCCGAAACGCCATTGTCGCCGAACTCAATTCCTTCAACGAAGAGTTTCAGAGTCAAGCCGAGCAAGGTTTGACCGCCGAAGAAATGGCCGCCCTCGACATCCAGAAGGCCCGCCTAGAGCAGTCCCTTGCCGACTACGACGAGCACAACGGCGAAGCCAAGGCCGAGTCAGACGCCGCCTTGAAGGCCGCCGCAGACCGCCGGGACGTGCTGGCCGTGGCTGGCACCGAGCTAGAAGGCCGGGCCGCCAAGCAGGCCAAAGCCGCCGCCACAGCAAAGGCCAAGTCTGAGACGCTCGCCAAGGCCAAGCCTCTCTATGAGGGGTGGGCAAAAGGCCTTTACTCCGATGACTGGCGCACAGAAGAGGAAACGCCACGCCTAGCCCAGGAGGCCGCCAAGGCTGGCCTGGATGTGGCAAGCGCCAAGGAGGCGTTGCAGACCTACCGCCAGCTCGACTGGAGCAACACCCGCCGCGACCCTAAGACCGGCCAGCCCATCGCCGAAGAAGTCCGCACGCTTCCAGACGGCAACGTGACCGTCAACCCGACCATGTGGGGCGATGCCGATGCCTACAAGAAGGCCGTGGACGCCAGCCAGGGCACGCCAGAAGGCAAGGCTAAGGCACTCGAAGCCTTCCCCAAACTCCAAGAGATTCACGCCGAGAAGGCCGTGGAGATCCTGAGCCAGTCCGCCAACATCCCCGGCGCTGACAACTTCATGGCATGGCGCGAGCGCAAGATTGAAGAAGACCAAGCCACGCAGGGCAAGCTAGGCTTCGCCCGCCAGTCCCCCGCCAAGCAGGCCATCGCCTACATGGAGGAAATGAAGAATCGTTCATGGTTCCGCAAAGCAGGCGAGCAGGTGGGCTTGGGCCTACTGGCAGGCTTCCAAGACATCGCCACGCAGGCGCTAGGAGTGGGCGCAATGGTAACAGGTTCCGAAACACTCGCCGACCTTGCCGCCGCCAACACTGAGAACACCCAAAGCGTCGTGGGCGCGCAGAACCTCGAAGGCTCCGACACTGATTACGCCCTCCGCGTGATGGGCATGGGCGCACGCATGACGCCCGCCGTGGCCGCCATGATCGCCGGGGCAGGAGCCGTGGGCGGGGGCCTTGGCACTGCCGCCGTTCTGGCAGGCGGGCAGACAGCCGGGAGCATGTTCGCCGACCTCTACCGCACCGCCAAAGAAGACGCCGGGCTTAGCCATGGCGAGGCATGGAAGAAGGCCGCCTTGCCTGCCGCCTTGGCTGGCACAATCACCGGCCTACTCACGAAGGGCATGGGCGCGACTGGTTTGGAGCGTGTGTTCTCCGACACTGCCACGCAGGAAACAGCGCGGAACACCTTCAAGGCCATGCTTGGGCAGTTCGTCAAAGGAGCCGCCGAGGAACTTCCCGAGGAAATCGCCGACGAGTATTTTACCACCATCCTGCAAGAGTCCGCAGCATCCGCCGATCCCGTCGCTACGTTCAAGAACTTCGCCAACACCCTGCCCGAGCTGGCAGGCGTGACAGCCCTCATGGGCGGTGCAGGCGCTCTCATGCAGGCCCGCCGCCAAGCAGGCACCGAAGGCCCCGGCATGGCCCCGCCCCCAGAGGCAGGCAGCCCAGCCATGCCCGTGCAGCCCCGCCCGGCTGAACTCCCCAGCATTTCAAAGACGGGACTCGAAAAAGCAGCCCGAGCACGTCTTGCCTCTTTGCGGGCAAAGAAGGATGGCGAGTTCACACTTGGTAAAGATGGCACGCCTGAGCAAGTGACTATCGGTGCCCGCCTTACCGAAGCCGAAGAAAAAACCCTCAAACTGCTAGAGGACTCGTTGGAAGGTGGACCCAATCCTGACGTAGAGGCACTGGCCGCAGCTTTTGGCTACAAACTAAAGGAAACCATTGTTGTCGATGATACTCCGACATCTGCCAGTGCCGATGTGGCGGAGATGGTCGCCAAGTTCAACCCCACGGGCGCGACACCTCTCCCGCAGTCCGTAGCCGCCACAGCCAAGCGCACAGGCAGGCCGCCCGCCGCCGTGGCTAGGCAGGCCGCCGCAGGTGTGGTCAAGATCGCCCAGGGCCAGAGCCTTGAAAGCCTCGACATCGAGGAGCAGGAGGCGCTTGGATTTGTCAACAAAGGCGGGAAGATCACGCTAGATACCAAGGTTACGCCCCTCATTTACCTCTACAAAGACAAGCCCGTGCTCCGCAACGCCGCCGCCGAGTGGCTGACAGACGAGGCCCAGGAAGGCTTGGCGGGCTTGGTCAACCTCACCGAGGCCGAGCGAAAGGCCCAGATCGACGCCGAAGAGGCCGCCGCCAAGGCCAAGCCAGCCGCATCGCCAACCAAGAAAGCGAGGCCGTCCGAAATCGAAGATTGGGATTGGACAGAAAAAGGCAAGGTTCGCCGCAGAGCCACAGACGAGTGGTTTGAAGAAGGCATGGCAAACGAAGATGTGAACGCCGCCTTTGAGCGTGCTCACAGTGTAGGAGGTGAAAACCTTGCCACACACGGAATGGCGAAGTATGGCACCCTATCAGGAGCGTTCGACGCTCTTATGGGGCTGCTGCAAAACAATGTAGATCCCACTCGCGGCAAGCGTGGCAGTGTAGAGCCAGGGGGGCTCGATGTGGCTCCTCTTACAGTAGGAAAGGGATCAGCAGCAGCGATGGCTGGCACGACTGGTGGAGGAACCTCTTATAGAGATGGCCCCTTTATTTTGGTGCAATCAGCCGCAGAATCCAAAAAGGGGAAAGGCATCAAAGATATGGCATCCGTGAGCGCCATTCTTGTCAATGACGCCAACGCTGGACAACTTGAGGCTATCCGCAGAGAGGTCCACAAACTGCGTCCCGACATCATCGTAGAGCTTTACAGCAAAGCCGACGAAGTGGCACGCCAACTCAACCAGCCCGCCAAGAAAAAGGCTGGACAGGCCGCGCCTGCCAAGGCAGAATCCACACCGCAGGCTGGTCCAGAGGTTAAGACATCTGACTCATTATCAGAAAACGAGGGTTCAACTCCTTCGCCTGCAACCACATTGGATGCTGAGATGGATAGGGCGCACGCGGAATGGCAGGCAGGTAAGAAGGAGGTCGATGATGCTTTCAATGCCACAGAGCCACACTCTAAAGAGCGCAAAGAGGCGAGGGAAAAGAGAAAGCAGTGGGAGGAGAAGAATGGGCAGGTGCCACCACCATCATCCAGCAATCCACTGTCCGATGTCGGAGCCTTATCCAACAAGGACTCAGACACCAAGTTCTCACTGGCTGGAACCGGCTGGAGGCTGACCGGCGCAAAGGAAACGTCCATCCGTGGCAAGACCATCCTCTACGTTACGAACGGCAAGGACGGCGGCTGGGTGGAAGAGATCGACCTAACCGATCAACATCGCCAGATTCTTGGCCGTTCAGATGAAGTCGTGCCCGTGGAGGAAAAAGCTCCGCCCGATCGCACGGCAAGCGCCTTTGCCAAGGCCGCCGCAGAGGCAGATGCCGCCAACGATGCGCCAGCACCGGCACAAGAATCGCCTCCTGAGCCTGCACCAGCAGCTACGCCAACCGGCCTAAGCCCCGCCCAAGAGGCCATCGCCACGCCCGAGCAGCCCCCCGCCGCCCCAGAGCCAGACCTGACACCCAAGCAGGCCGACCAGATGGCACGGGCCAAGGCTGCCCACGAAAAGAGCAAGGCCACCATTCAAAGGATGGAGAACGACCCCGAGATTAGAGCCAAGAAGCTCTACGCTGAGGGCATGAGATTTGCCGCCATCAAGCGCCAGATAACCGGCAAGCTGACAGGCAAAGAGCAGGAAGCCAAAGCCAAGCGCGAGGCCAGCAACTACGAAGGCAAGGCCGTGTCCGTGGACGGCAAGAACGCCGAAGTCATCGGCAACGCCTTTGGCAAAGTTAAAGTGAAGTTTGAGGACGGCACCAAGGCCACTGTGCCCGCCGCCAAGATCAAGCCGCCAGTCGAGGCCGTGCCTGCGCCGGAGGCTGATAAAGTTGAACCTTACGACTTCTCGGCAGCAGGAAAAGAAAACGACCAACGATATAAAAGTGCGCTAGAAAAAGCTGGCAACGCAAAGGCCGTGGAAATGCAAAGCCCTACCTTCCCAGGATTGAAGGTGGTCATCACTAAAGATCCAGAAAATCCGACTAAATGGCGAGCATCACGCTTCGATGCCAAAGGAGCGTCTGGACATCAAGTGTTTGATACCTTTGAAGAAGCGATTGCAGATTTCACAGGCAAATCAATAGGTCCATCATTTGGGCGTGATTTCGTTGTTACAAGAACATCGGGAGCCCGTAAGTTTGAATCAAAACTGCCCAAAAACCTACTTGGAGCCTTGCAAGCCCAAGAGCAGGCACATAAACAGGAAAAAACATTCAATATTCCTTCTTTTGAGGAATCCGGCATTACAGACAAAGCTATTCTAAAAGAGCTTGTTTCTAAAGGTTTGGCGGCAAAAGAATATGGTAAACACACGCCAACATTCACCGCCGCCGCCGAGCTAGCCCACTCAAAAGGCCAGCCGTTCTGGCCGGGCGAATTTCCAATTGAGCCCGCCCAGACACAAGCCCGCCCCCAAGGCGGCCAGACCGAGGAGGCTAAAGAATTTAGGCGCGTAACGAATCAATCTATTCAACTAGGGGAATTAGCCCAACAGTCGAGAGACGCGAAAGTTGCAAGACAGACAGAAGCAGAGCAAAGGCTGCAATCACTTAGCGATGCCGATCTTCTCGGCATGGATAAAAACGAACTAAACGATCTTCACGCTGATTTGACACGCGGGCTTGGGCATCCATATCCAGATAAACAGGTGCTCCTGCGGCAATTAAATAAACTCCGCCAACCCGCCCAGGCCGGGCAGGAAGAGGCCAGCCAGCCTGCGCCTGCCGCCAAGCCGCCTGAGCAGATGACGCCGGAGGAGTGGAGAAACAATCACTTTGATGAAAATGAAGACCGTGGACTGCCTGCCGACTACTTTGCAGACCACCAATTCAATGAGACGCGCAAAAACAAAACACAAGTCTCGTCCGTAAACGGTATCGACTTCCTCACAGATCAATACGGTGGAGTCCACGCTTTCGACGGCGAAAAAAACGTGGGGTATGGCGACGGTAAAGCGTTTGTAGTGGAGCCCGCATACCAGCGGCGCGGCATAGGCACCGAGATAATCGCGATAGCAAAAAAGGAACTGCCAACAAAGAGAATCGGAAGCCAGACGGCAGCCGGGCAGGCATTGGTGGCAAGTTTCCACAAGCGCATTCTCGCAGATGCCACCAAAGCAAATAGCCCCGTCAACGCTGCCGCCGTGGACGCCTACGGCATCGCCCTCCCCGAGGGCTACACCCGCGAAGGCGACCTCTACGTTTACCGCCCCGCCCCCAGCCCGGCCCCAGCCAGCCAGCTAGCCGGGCAGGCGGAGGCCACCAGCCTTGAAGATGGCGTATTTAGTTATTTGCAGAACAAATATACGGACAAGGAGATTATTGAGATCGCCACAAGGAATAAACGTGGTGCCGAGATAGTCCGTGAACTCAAAAAAGAAGGGCTGATTACAAAATCAGGCGAGTTTAAGCGCGTCGAAAAAACAGATCCAGAAACAGGAGAGAAGGTAACAATATCGCCAGGGCGTGACACATTTGAATTTCGCTGGGGTGTAATGGCTTGGGAACTTAGAGACACTGTGGAGGAATACGAGGCCACCAAAGCCAGCCAAGCCAAGGCCCAGCCCGCCCAGCCAGCCGGGCAGGCGGAGGCGTTCAAAGTGGGCGATTTTGTCCGCGCTAACGGGAAAGGCCCAGTCTTCAAGATTGAATCCATCGGCTCTGACGGGTGGTTGTATCTCGCCAACGGGCAAGGCTCATACTCAGCGGAAGATGCGGCAAAAATTCTTGTGAAATCCACCGAAGACGCTGCCACAAAAGAGGCGGTTAAAGGTGGATTCCCTGGATTTGATAGCCAGCCCGCCCAGCCGCCCCGCCCAGCCACGCCAGAGGGCCGGGCAGAGGCCGTCCTAGCCGAGTATGAGGCCACCGTCCGCCAAAGCCTCGTCGGCAGGCCAGACAAGGCCGCCAAGGATTTGGCAGGCCGCAAGCTCGACCTTGCCAAGCGCCTGCGGGCTAGGCTCAAGGCCATGACAGGGGCCGTGGACTATGACGTTTACGCCAAAGAACTGCGCGAAAAGAGCGGAGAGTTGGAAGTCAAGCCAGTGGGCAGAAAGGGCAGCATCCTCTTCATCAACCCTGAAAAGCTCATTGACCGCCTCACCGCCAAGCACGCCACCACCGAGGCCGCCCGCGAAGGCATGGACACGTTCATTCTGCATGAGTTCATCCACAAGGCCGCCATCGGTAACATGGATGGAGCCAAGATCATTGGCCTTTACAACCTTCTCACCCCCGAGGCCAAGGCCGCCAGCAAGGCCCTCTACCTCTCCGACAGTGGCCTTACCGACTTCTGGCAGGATGACAAGGAGTTTGCCGCAGCCCATGAATGGTTTGCCCAGCTAGTCGAAGCCCGTCTTCGCGGCAAGATCAGCAACCAAGCCGAGATCGAGGCCAGCCAAGACCCGGCCTTCCGCGACCGCCTGCTTGCCCTGCTCCGCGACTTCGTGGCCCAGCTCCGCGACATCGCCAAACTTGTCACCGACAAGGCCCAAGCCGCCCGCATTGAGGCCGAGGCAGACGCCGTGCAGGCCATCGTGGCCGACATGGCCGCCAAGGCCGGGCTGGAGATACAGGCCGGGCCGGAGGCTGCCGGGCTAATTAACACGCGACCTCTTGAGGAGGCCGAGCGTAATGCGCGTAAACGCCTAGAAAGTTTGCAGTACCCAAGTGTGGGGGGCGGGAAAAGCGCCGACAAGGTTGACAAACTGCGGAAAGAATACGCGCAAGAGAAGGCGTCCAGACAAGCGGACCTAGATACTGCGAGCGCCAAACTCAAAGCCGCTTACGCGCAGAACGAGGCCCAGCCCGCCCCGCAGGCAAAGCCAGCCCAGGCCAGCCAGACCGATGAAGCCGACAAGGCACTTGCCGAGGCCTTCACCGGCCTGTTTCTGCCGCCTAGCGGGCTGCGTCTGAAACAGACAAGGGCCCAGTTGATTAAAGCTACCGAAGACTCTTCTGACTGGAAAGACTGGTATCAGCGCCACGAAGACACGCTCACCGAGTTTTTTGGTGTCGATGCAGACCTTTTCCAAAGAATCCTTTCTGTCACCTCCCAAGCGGCCTCAGTTAAGGCAAACGTAGGGCTGGCCCTGAAAGCGTATGTCCAACTCAAAACAGGCGCACCCTTTGAAGGCTATTTGCCTGCGGTGATTAAAAACCTGCAACGGGTCAAAGACGCCGCCCAGGTCCAAGGCCAAAAGATTGCAGCATACCAACAGGCCAACACCGGAGCCGACGAGGTCGTTGTTGTCGATCGGCATATCTCAAGGATGCTTTTTGGCGTTGATTCACCAACAGCAAAACAGTTTCAAAAAGGCCAGCAAGTGTTAACACAGATAGCAAACGTGCTAGGCTGGCAGCCAAGACAAGTTCAAGCCGCTATGTGGGCGGCATCCATCCGAAAAGCAGGCAACACCCCAGAATCTTATGACTCTTACCTCCGAGAACTCAACAAACGCGGAACCCTCAACGACCGAATTGGATCGGTTGTTCCAACAGGTATCCAAAATCAAAGATCAGGAGGAAGTGGAGGACTTGATTCTACAGGAAGCAATCAAGCAAGCCTCCGACTTCCCCCGCAGGGCAGCCTAGAGCAAACCGACCTACCACGCGACCGCCGAGACGCCATGATGAAGGCGGCCTCTGTGCTGGTTGACGCAGGCGTGAAGACGCCAGCCGAGCTAGCCGCCCGCCTCGACAAGCTAGCCCCAGGCGGGCAGCTCCGGCAATACAGCCGGGCCTTTTGGCGGCTGATGACCGGCTTTGACTCCACACTGGAAGAAAAGCCCGACTGGCAGGCCGTGTATCAGGCCAGCCCAGCCCCCGTGGCTGCCAAGGCCGACCAGACGCTTTGGGCGGACTTGAGTAGATTCTTTGCCTCGGAGAACTCAGACGGCAGCCGAGCAGCAGCCCTCAAAGACCTCAAGGCAGGAACCGCATCCGACGACGCCAAAGGCTACTTGATCGACCTATTGGCTAACCCGAACTACAAAGGCACCGCCAAAAGTTTAGCCCCTCAGTTGATTGCACGCCTCAAGGCGACAATGCCGCCAGCAACCTCGCCAGAAGCGCCTACCACCGCAGAGGCAAACGTCCCCGTCACTGCTGAAATGGTGAGTAAGTGGTTCCGCGCCTACTATGGAGGCAATGCGCCCGTAACGAAGGTTCTGCCAGGATTGTTCAAAATCGGCGATTCACTCTATGGGCTTTACAGCGTCAACAAGCTCACAGACCAGCAGGTTTTGAATGGCGTTCCGTTTGGCGACAGTCAAATGCTTATCAAAGAGGAAGAGACTGCCGAAGAAGTCCCGGCCCTCCCAGCCTCCGTAACGCCAGCCCAGGCCGAGGCCGTAGCCGAAGAGGCCGCCATGCCTGAGCCAGCCAAGCAGGCCGCGCCGTTCGATGCCGCCGCCGCCAAGGGGCAGAAGAAGTTCCTACTAGCCGAGGTGGCTGCCGCCGTGAAGGCCGCGCCAAAGCGGGCGGACATGACACAGGAACAGAAGGACGCGATTACCAACCTTGAGGACAAGTTTCGTAATTGGGACAGCCTCAACGAAGAGGAGCGCAAGACGTATGCAAGCGAACTAGCCGCCGCCAAGGCAGATGCCGAGCGCCTGATTGGCTACGTCACCATTGAAGTGCCCGGCGACGGTACGTTCACCATCCTGAACGAGAAAGAAGCCCTCTACCGCTTCCAGAAGAAGGCCGATAAGTTCCCCGTCTCGCAGGCCAAGGACGACCTGCCAGCCAAGCCCACGGCCCAGGCCCCTACAGCGGTGCCAGCCCTCAAGAAGGCCAAGACCACGGCGGACGTGGTGGCGGCGGTGTTCCCGATGGTGTCCACGGACACGACACGCGGCGAAGGTTTGCAAAAAGTAAAAGGTGAAGGCGCTTACCTTTGGGCAACCAATGGCCGCTTTGCTGTGCGTGTAGAGCATGAAAATGGCGGAGGTAAAGGCCAAGAGGCTATCGTCTATGACGAAAAAGGTAATGCGCAGCCATGGCCCGAAGGTGAACAAAATCCAACGATGGAGGCAATCATCCCCGATGACAAAGCCTTCACGCCCTACACCCTCGACACCGCCCGCTGGTTCAGCCTGATGAGCCAAGCCCGAGCTATTATCAAAGAACTGCCAAATGAAAGTAGCACAGCCTCCAAAGCCGTCTCCCTCTACCGCAACCCAGACGGCAGCCTTGGCCTATTCGCTAGCGACATCAACCGAGGCGACTACGCCCACAACATCCAGCCCGAGGCCAAAATTCTCGCCGCCTACAGCCCCGACTACTTCCAGACCGTCCTGCGCGTAGCCCGCAACCTTGGCAACGAGCAGATTGAGCTACGCATTGGCGACGACGTAAGCCCCGCCACCCTGCGGGCAGGCAAGGCCCTGTTTGTGCTTATGCCTATGCGCGTGAACGGAGCGCCCGCCTACGCCCCCCAGGCCGCCCGCCCGGCTCCGCCCGTCACGGCAGAGGCCAGCCCGGCAGCCGAGCCGCCCGCCCAGCCGGGCCAGACCAGAGAAGAGGCAGCCGAGGCAGCCCGCGCCATCGCCGCCCAAGATCCATCCATTCCGCCACCAGCCCCAGACGACCTGGAAACCTTGCAAGCCCTGCGTGATCGTGCAAACCGCAAGCCTTACAGCTCAGATAAGCTAACGCCAGCCCGCTTAGCTGTGGGTATCCGCGCAGGATGGGTGACAAAAACCAAAGAGGCCAAGCTTACAGAAAAAGGAAGCTCCCAGCTATCTGAATGGCAACAGCAACAAAGCGCCCATGACAGTGCTTTAGGGGCCTTGTCTGATAAACTGGTGGATGAGGCCGTTTCCAAATGGGACCGCGAGAACGACCCTACCTCATGGGAGGCTATCAACGCCGCCAAACAGGCCGCAGCCCAGCCGGGCCAAGAGGCGGCCCAGCCTGCCAGTATTGAGCAACGAATCAGCGAAGCCGAAGCCGCAGGTGTAGTTCTGTCCGAAAAGGACAAGAGCGAAATCCGCCGCCTAGACAAGGCTGCCGCCGACTTCACCAAACAAGCCAACCAGCTTTCTGGTTACGATCCCATGAACAAAGGGACCGCGTTCCCTATGGGCGTAGGTTACACCAAGATGACCAAACGCTCTTCCCAGCGCATCGACACAGGCGTTAAGAAGGCGGGCGAGGCCGTAGTGGCGTCAAACAAGGCCAAGGCCGCTACCGCCATGCTGGACAATCTTCTGGCGGGCAAGGGCACGGATGCCGACAAGGCAGCCAAAATAGAGCGCACCAAGGACTACCGCCGCGAAGTAGTCGCCAAACTGCTCAACTGGAAAAAGGGCGACAAGGTAGGAACCTTTGAAATCACCCGCATCAACAAGAACAGCGAAGGCTACCCAACGTCCTATAACTTCAAAGGCGACGGCATCATTGCAGGCGTAAACGACAAGGTGGACGTGGTGAGAGAGGTGTTCAAAGGCAACCGCGCCGAGTTTGAGCAGATGGTCAACGCCGCCAAGCAGCCCAGCCAGCCTACCCAAGCGCCAGCCCCCGAAGGGCAGGGCGGGCAGGTGCAGCCAATCACAGGCTTTGATAGCGCCCGAGCCTTCATTGCCCAACTCCGCAAAGGCGAAGTGACCGCCGAGCAAGTCCGCACGGCATGGGCACAGCTCAAAGCCCAGCGCCCAGCCATCTTGGCCGACCTCAACAAGATGAAGGTGGACGAGCTTTTGCCCATGGCTGGCATGAGCGCCCGCAAGTCAGACGGCAAGGCATCCATTGCAGACAGCGTGCTGAGCACACTGGACCTCTACTTTAACCCCGACGATTCCATTTCCTACTCCTACGGTGGCGACTTCCAGACAAACAAGGACAACGCGATGGATGAGAAGGTAGCCAAGTGGACTGACGAAATGATTGTGGAGCAAGCCAAGGCCCGCCGTGAGGCCGCCGAGGCCAGCAAGGCAGCCAAAGAGAAGGCACTCACCAACCCCGAAACAGCCGATGAATGGGACCGCTTTGTGTGGAGCACAGGACGCAAAGCCATGAGCGCGGAAGAGGTGAAGGAAGTTTTGAAGCTAAAAAGCTCACAGGCGAGAAACGAGGCCGTCCGCAAAAAGGGCGAGTCCATCCTCACCCCCGAGCAACTAGCCGCCTACGACGCCGTGCGTGGCATCGACCGCAAGGCCCAAGAGCAGGCCCGCACAGAGGCCAAGGCCCGCGTTTATGGCGTGGCATCCGGCGTAGAGGCCGACATCATCGAAACAAAGCACACACAGAAAGGCCACGACCTCTTTGTGGTGAAGCTCTCCGAACGTGTGGAGCGCCCCGTTTACGACAGCCTCAACGCCGCCTCCAAGAAACTCGGCGGCTACTACTCGTCCTACGCCAAGGGCGGAGCCGTGCCCGGCTTCCAGTTCACCACCCGAGCCGCCGCCGAGAACTTCATTGCCGTATCCAAAGGCGAGACAGTGGACCAGAAAGAGCAGATTCAGGAACGCCAGGAGGCCAAGAAGTCCGCCACCGCCAGCCGCCTGACCGCCGTGGCTGAGGTTCTGGATGGCAAGGCTGATGGCATCCTGAACGCCGACCGCAAGACCAACACCGCCAAGCGTGCCCGCGAGGCCGCCGGGCAAGAAGCCACGGCCCGAGGGATGAAAGCCATGGCCCAGACGATGCGCAACCTAGCCGCCGCCATGGAATCAGGCGAGGCCACGCACCTAGACGGCGTGCGGATGGGAACGCATGTGGAGACACTGGACGGTATGGCGCGTGGAGCTATGACGTATTGGATTCGTGACCGCAAGATGGGCATGATGGACCGCGAAAAGACCGAGGCAGGAGGCCCGACGGCGGAGATGATGGATGCCACCCGCATTCCATACCCATACCTCGACAAAGGCGATATACTGCGATTGGTAGAGAAAGGCCGTGAAACGCCCGGCGCGAAGCTGCTGGCCGAGCGCGTGGCAAAGATCCGCATGAACGAGAACGAAGGGCAAGCCGTAACCCTGCGCTCCGACTCCGAAATGGACGATGTGAAGGAACTCGCCCAGAAAGTCACCGAGCGCGGCAAGCCCGTCTGGGACACGATCAAGTGGAAGTACGAGACGTACGACCGCCTCAAGGCCATGGGCCTGACCAACCTGCCAAGCCTGCGGGCTGCCCTGCGCGAGTTCCTGCAATACCGAGGCCAAGCAGCCAAAGAAGACCCCATCAAAAAGATGGAGCGCGAGCTAGTCGGCATGAAGCTACCCGGCTTCTTCCCCACCCCCCGCGCCGTCATTGACGAGATGGTGGGTATAGCAGGCATTGAGCCCGGCATGAAGGTACTGGAGCCAAGCGCAGGCAAAGGCGACATTGCCGAGGCAATGCAGGAGGCTGGGGCCGAGGTGGACGCTATCGAGCTTTCCAACCGCCTCCGCGACATCCTCACCGCTAAAGGCGTCAACGTCATCGACAACGACTTTACCAGCGTAGAGCCAGAGCCAAAATATGATGCCGTGGTGATGAACCCGCCCTTTGAGAACGGGCAGGATATGGAGCACATCCGGCACGCCTATAAGTTCCTGAAACCGGGCGGCAAGCTCGTCGCCATCATGTCCGCCGGGCCATTCTACCGCCAAGACAAGCAGGCTACGGCCTTCCGTGAGTGGCTGGACAGCGTAGGCGGCAGCCATGAGGCCATGCCAGAGGGCAGCTTCGCAGGCTCCGACGCCTTCCGCCAGACAGGCGTGCGTACTCAGATGGTGACAATTACCAAGCCCGCCGACGAAGGCCAGCCCGCCAGCCTAGCCCTGCCGCCCGCCGGGCAGGTTGTCACGGCGGGGCGGGATGCCACCGACACCGAGACCCTATATCAGCGTTTGTTAAAAAAATACGACGAGGAGATTGATCCTCGTCCAGTCGCCGACTTTGATGCCGACCAATCCCCGATCACCGTAGAGTTTGCTGGCAAAAAGTGGGAAATCTCTATTAGAGACAAAACCTTTTTAGCTGAAGATGTCGAAGATTCGGACAATGGTTATAATGCCCATCTCGACAAAGAACTGACCGTTTACCAAGATGCCTCATGGGGAAATGTGCCGCGCAACATCTCAGACATCTGGGAAGAAGCGCCCGGATCATGGTGGCAAGTTCCAACTGTAGATTCCAAAGACCGCGATACCTGGGATGCAGAGCAGCCATATTACGCCGTCGAAACCAACGATGGAGAATCAGGCTGGATGGACGAAGAACAAGTGACCCTATCCTTGCACGATGCGGTCAAAATGTATGTCAAAGAGTCGTCCGAAGACAAGAGGCTCGTTTACTACACCGGGGACACCACACGCGGCAAAGATCGCTTTGGAGATTGGGACGATATTCCCAAGCTGGAGATTTTAGCCCAGCCGTCCTTTGTCGAAAAACTACAGCGCGACTTCCCCGGCATGACCCGCGAGGAAGCCATCGACATCGCCAAAACGCGCAACACAGACAACACGGACACCTTCCTTGTCGCCCAAGCCTACGCCCGCCACAACTACACCGACTACGACGACCGACTGAAGAACGCCCGCAACCTGGACGAAGACACCTCGCGTGAACGCTCCAAGGCTCGCTTTGAACTCCGGGAAAGCATTCAGGCAGTCATGGAACGCTGGACAAACACCTCCAGCGACGAGTCCGGCCAAGTCATCCCTCTCTCCGAACGCTTCAACCCCGCCAGCCAATCCATCCTCCGCAACCCGCCCGCCCCCGAAGGCGGCCCGGCAGCCAGCCAAGAGGCCAGCCAGCCCGAGGCCGACGAAGAGGCCGACCCAGACTTGGCCGCCTTCATGGCAGAGCAGCAACGCCTAGCCGAGGAGGAGGCCGCCGCCAGGGAGGCGCTACGCAACGACCCCGACGCCATCGACGCCGTGCAGGCAAGTGGCAAGATGTCGGCGCGCAACCTGTCCAAACAGTTCGAGTATCCCGAAGCCCGCGCCGTGTATCAGGCTTTGACAGCCGCCCGCGACCAGCTAGGCGGGCCGGAAACCGTGCAACTCGACAAGCTCCGCGAATGGGCCAAGAAGACGTTCGAGAGCGACCCCGAGAAGTACGTGCAGTGGGCCGCCGACATGGCCGAAGAAAGCAAGCTCCTCGACGTGGACGAGCAGGCCGTACTTGGGCAGGCGTTCCAGTTCCTCACCCGCGAGGCCCGCCTCACTGGCGACAAGAATATCCGCGCCCTCCTCAACAAGGTAGGCAACTACTACCTGGACACCGGCACCCGCCTAGCCCAGGCCATGAGCGCCCGCCGTGACCCGTTGGAAAGCCCGCAGGAACGCTGGACCAAAGCCCTCGACATCGTGTTTGGCCCAAGCGAGGCCGTCCGCCGTAAGCTCCGCATCCTGCCCACCCAGGCAGGCAAGGCCCGCCGCATCGCCAGCCTGGAGGCCGAGCTAGCCGAGGCACGGGGCAGCCGCCGGGCAGACGTGGAGGCCGCGCTAAAGACGGCCCGCGCCCAGGAGACGAAAGAGGAGTTGCTGGAGAAGGACGACGCCGAGAGCGAGAAGATCAAGCAAGCCGTGCTCAAGAACATGGGAGTCACCGAAGACGACCTTATGCTCTCCGGCACCGACCGCGTAGCCCTGCAATCCGCCATCCTCGACCTCCCTGCCGTCAAAGAAGGCCTCGACGCCTACAAAGGCAAAGACAACGACGGCTACAACATCATGCGCCTCGCCTTCCGAGGCTTCTCCGACGAGCACATTGCAAACTATCTCAACCTCAACCAAGACGACGTAGGCAAGTTCATCCACGACGCCACCGCCGCCATCATCCGCCCCGCCGTGGCCGCCCAGGTCAAGGCGGGCACAGGCTTTGGAGGCCTCATCAAGGCTGGCTTTGCCAGGCTCAAGAAGGCCGTGGGGCTGGGGCTGCCGCCAAAGATTAGGCCTTTGGAAGACTGGCGGACACTCATCAAAGGCAAAAAACAAACTCTCGACCAAGTGACGGCAGAGGTAAACCGCGTGATGGGCTATGCCCTGCAATCCGCCAAGGCTCGCAACTCCCGCAAGCTAATGTCCAAAGTCATCAACACGCCAAACGGCCAAAAGGTCCGCGTGTTTGTGCCATTCGACCCCGACGACATGGCGAACTACTACGCCTTCGCCCGCGAATACACGGCAGCCAAGGCCAGCGCCTTCGACAAGGTTTACGAATACTGGATCAACTGGCCCCTCCTGTCAGGCCCGCAGACCCAGGTGGCAAACATCACCGGCAACGCCGCGCAGGTGGCATGGCACTACACCGGCCAGCGCCTCGCCGAGGCAACACTGAACCTTGCCTACCAAGACCCGAACTCCGCGCAGTTCCGCGAGTTCAAGCACATTTTAAAAGGCTTCTGGCAGGGCATCGGCCCAGCCTTTGAGATGGCCCGCGAAACCTTCCTCACCGAAGGCGACACCATACGCCACAAATACCTCGGCCAGCCGCTTGAAATCGACGTGGTGGACGGCGACCTCGACAAGGTGGGTAACATCCGCGCCAGCGTGGGCGGGCAGGCAGGCCGAATCAGCCGCCTGCCGGGCCGTGTGCTCCGCTTCACAGACGCCTTCTTCAAGACGGCCATCATGTATGCCGAGGCATCTGCCGTGGCCTACCGCCGGGCCCATGTGGAGGCCAAGCGCCAAGGCCTGAAAGGGCAGGCGCGGGCCGCCTTCATCGACACCGAGATTGCCAACACCCTCAACGACACATCCAGCGCCGTGTGGGGGGAGGTGATGAAAACCGCCGAGGAACTCCTGTTCCAAGACGACAACTCCGCAACCGAGATCGTGGACACCGTGCTAGGCGGCTATAAAGGCATCAAAGACTTGGAAAAGCTACTCGCTGAGGCCGAGGCCAAGGGCGACTCAGACCTTGCCGCCAAGCTCCAAAAACGCATCCGCTCCCGTAAATTCGTGGGTAGCCTCATGCGCTGGATCTTCCCATTCCAACGCACCCCCACCAACATCGTGCGCACCGGCATCAAAAAGGCTGGCGGCTCGGCTATCAGCCTGCTCTACGGCCTCACGCGGGCTGGCTGGCTGGCAATGGGCAAGAAAGGCGTGCCCGTGATTAAATCCTACCCGAAGGCCATGCAGATCAAAGACGCCTCCGAGACGCTGCTTGCCGGGCTTGGCTGGCTGGCCTTGGCCTCCATGCTGGAAGGTGACGACAACGACGACGAAAAGCCTGTGCTACTTGTCGGCACCCGCTCGCACTCCCTCAAGGAGCGGGCCGCCACAGATCAGTTCTTGCGCAAATACGGCGGGGAAAACTCCATTGTCTGGCAGGACGGCAAAGGCAAGGTGCTTGGCAGCCTGCCCTTTGGCCGCTACGAGCCCGCTGCCACGCTCCTGACAACGTGGATCGACGCCTACCGCAACTATCAGGAGGTCAAACGCCTCAAGTCACAGGGCGAAAACGCCAGCTACTCCACCTACATGCTGTCCAGCCTCGTCTCGTCACTGGAGGATAAATCATTCCTGCAAGGCTTCGCCAACGCCATGCAGTTTGTCCGCGACGTGGAAGAGAAGCGCGAGAATCCCGACCAAAGCGCCGGGGTAAAAATGCTGATGAACAACGTGATTCCCAATCTCATCAAGCAGCCGCTCCGCAACATGGACGACGTGCTCCGCGAGCGCACAACGGCAGGCCCAGGCTATGCCGCCCTGCCAAACCCCACCATTGCCCCCAAACTGCCAGTCTTCGCCGCCCAGCCCAAAATCAGCACAACCGGCGAGCGCCTGCCCAAAGCCTTCACGCCGCCTGCCCGCCTGCTATTCCAGGCCAACACCAAAGTCACACCCCAGCCCGACGCACTTCTCTACCGCGCCAACCGCCTACACCCAACGAAACGCTGGAGCCCGCAACCGCTCCAACGGGACGACTACAACGCCGACCCTCCCGGCAAGGCCAAGCCCGTGCCCATCATAGATCCGGCCAAGAAACGCCAGTTTGCCGAACTGGCAGGCCGCCTTTATGCCGCCAATGCCGCCAAGGTGGCAGCCAAGGCCATGCCAAGCGAGAAGGCAGCGCCGGGCGAGAGCTTAATTAAGGCGTTCAAGAAGGCCCGCGAAGACGCCATGGCCGCCGCCAGGGCACAGGCCCACGCAATGGGCTTGCACAAAGCCACAGCCACGCCATAACTACACACAATATCGAATGCAGCGCCTCATCAACTCCCACCTCACTTTCGACAATGACGCCGCCGAGAACGCATTCGTTCAGTACGTCATCGCCGAAGTGGAGAACTGCCGCCAACTTATGGGCGTCCAGACCACCAGCCGAGACTACACCGTTGGTTCACTTCTTTGGCGCTGGGACAACTACCAGCTAGCCTACGAGCAGGACTTCGAGCACCGCAAGGCCAACTGCCTGCTTTTCCGCGAGACAAACCTATCGCTGAACCTGCCCATGACGCCGGTTAACCAGCACGGCGACAAGATGGACAACGACTTGCTTTCTACGCCCGCCTTTTTTGGTCCAAACGCCGAGGGGGCCGAGGACGAAAACCCGGCGATTGAGATTTTGATGCAGCGCCTCAAGCACCGCGCCAAGCTCACAAAGCTAAACGAGGTGGGCAAAAAGGCCAAGCAAGGCAGCCTCATCCGAGGCCAGGAGATCACGCGGGCCGGGCTAAGCGAGGCCTATTACATGAAGCCCGTCGTTACCCAAAGCGTCACGCTGGACGGCAAAGTCATCAAAGA